GCTTGCGTCCGGTATTCCAGATATGAGATTACGCGCGACAATACCGTCCCTCCTCTCTGATGCGCAGCCACTCCTCGAGCCAGTCGAAGAACTCGGCCTCGTGGTCTTTGAGTTCGGCCATGAGATCCTCGTCCTCCTCACTGACGCCGCCGAAGGTCGGCGACCACGTGAAGCCGCTGAAGTCGTAGTAGATAATAGTCTGACCGCCTGCCATTTCACTGAGCGAGAAGTCGTCCAGCGTCAACAGCTTGCCGGCGGCGCTTGTTGCAGTTTCCTCGGTCGTGCCGAGTCCGAGCATCTCACCGGCTTGCAGCCAGTACCCGATGTTCTGCTCTCGGTATGCAGGGTCGAACGAGATGATCGCCTCGGTGCCAGCTTCGCCGGCAATACTGATGCCTTCCGTGAAGCCGCCAGCTGCGAAGCGAGGCAGAGACACGTGAGGAATGAGGCCGATCTCGAGGCCCACGTACTGAGACACGGAGTTGATGCCCTTCAGGATGCCGTTGATCAGGTCGATGGCGCCGTTGATAACGGACTCGACCAGAGACGGGATCAGGTTGAATATGCCCTTGAACATATTGACGACGCCGTTCCATGCCTGCTCCCAGTTGCCTGAGAACACGCCGGAGATGAAGTCGATCAGCCCGCCGAACACCTGCATCAGCGCGTCGATGATGGGCTGGATGCTCTGGATCGCTCCGCCGAGCACCTCACTGAAGAGGCTGGCGAGGAACGTCAGGATCGGCTGGATAGGTTCAAGGATGCCGGTGATAAGCGAGCCGAAGATCTCGATCAGCGGGCCGATGGCCATGATTATGAGGTCAAGTATCGGCTGGAGCAGCATCATGAACAGCTCGAGGATCGGGCCGAGGAGCTGGATGATCAGGTCGAGGATAGGCGTCAGGATGTTGAGCACCTCGATCAAAATCGGCAGCACCGCGTCGATGATCTGAGTGACCACCGGGAGCAGCGAGTTTATGAGCTGAATGATGACCGGCAGGATGGCCGACAGAAGATCCGTCAAAATCGGGAGCAGGATGTTCAAAAGCTGAATAATGACCGGGAGCACCGAGTCTATGATCGCCGAGACCAGAGGCAAGAGCGAGTCGATCAGGTCGAGGACGACCGGGAGGATCTGCTCGATCATGTCCGTCAGGAGCGGCAAGATCGTGTTCAGGAGCTTCTGAAGCACCGGGAGCACCGCCTGCACGATTTTCAAAACGATCGGCAGGAGCTTCTGGATCAGGCTGACGATGACCGGGAGGATGGCGCTGATGAACTCCGAGAGGATCGGGGCGATCAGCTGAAGCAGTTCAATGAGCACCGGTATGATCGAGGAGATGATGTCGATCACGGCCGGGAGCAGCTCGTTCAAGAGCGCGCCGGCTATTTCCAGCACTACCGGGACGAGCTCCTGAAGCAGTGGCAAAATTGCCGGGATCAGCTGCTCGATGATAGGCTTGATTTGTGTCACCATTTCCTGAATTATCGGGATCAAGTCCTGCATAATATCGGCCACGATCGGCATGAGCTCGTTCAACGAGTTGAAGAGCGTCGCCGCCAGAGGCTTCAGGGCCACCTCGGCCTGCTGTTTGAACAGCTGGAGCTGCTCAGCGAAGTCGTAGGTGTCAGTCGCGCACCCGCTGATCGTTTCGCTGTTCTTCTCCAGCTCTGCGGTCAGACCGGCCACGTCGACAGTGCCGTCTCTGATGGCTGCCGCCATGGTGGAAGCTCCACGGGTTCCGAAGATCTCCGCGGCGATGTTGGTCGCTTCCGTCATGTCTTTGGCGTTCTTGATCTTTTCAGTGTAGAGCTCCATGCCTTCGGCGGCGCTGAGGCCTTCCTTGGCCAGCGAGCTGACGCTCTTTTTCATGGCCGCGAGGACTTCTTCGGCGTTGACGCCGGCCTTGTCCATCTGGCCTATGAGGGCCACGGACTCCTCGAAGCCGTAGCCGAGCTCCTGAAGCTGAGGAGCGAACGTCTGAACGCTGCTCATGAGATCAGAGAAGCCGACGCCGGTGCTCTGGCTTGCTTTGAACACGTAGTCCATCGCGTCGCCCATGGCTGCGGCGTCCATGTTCCACGCTTGGAACGCCTGAGACGACTCCTCGATCACTGTGCCGAGGTCATCGCCGAGCATGTCCGCCACTTGGATGGCTTGCGTGGAGATGTTCTGAAGCTCTGGGCCGGTGAGCCCGAGCCTCGTGTTGTAGTCTGCGATCGCTTTGCTCGCGTCCTCCATGGTGGTCGGGACGCTGGAGTAGACCGCATCAAAGTCCGCCATCAGGGCGTCCAGCGCGTCGCCGGTTGCACCCGTTCCGATGCGGATCGAGTCAGTCGCTTCGTCGAACTGGCTGCCGAGGTCGACGAGATACTCGCCCGCCTCGATGACCGCCTTCGTCGTAGCCACTGCGATGCCGCCGACAGCTGCGCCGACAGCGAGGGCTTTGAGGTTTAGGCCTCCCAGCTTTCCGGTCGCTTCCTCGATAGATTTTCCGAGGGTTGGAGAAATGGAGCCAGCGATCTCGACTATTGCCTGAAGCGCTTTGCCTTTTGCCATTTTCCTCACCTCCGTTTACGATGCGGAGCACGTGGTCGCGGCATGTTTTTCTGGCGGCGTTTCTGTTCCTCCGCCAGATCTTCAGCTGCTTCCGCGTACTCCATCAAAAAGGCCGTTACTGGTCTTTTTTCGAGTTCTGAGACTGAGGTGTGGAAGGCTCGGGCGTAGTCTCGGATTGCTCGACTGAGTCGTCTGCGGGTGAGTCCGCGCCCTGTTTCATAATAAAATTTCGGCCCACCTTCATGACCTCCATGACGTCGTAGCCTTTGATGCGCTCCAGATCGCTGAAGTCGATCTCGGGGTTCACTGCTACGATGGCAGCGAAGCCGAGGAAGAGGTGGAAGGAGTAGTCGAGCTCGACCGCTCCGGAGAGGTTGCCGCCTTTGGCGCCACTCGCTCTCATTTTTCTCGCATCTGCCTCAGCGAACTGCGCAGCAGTGATCGCGTCGGTGTCATAGGTCAGAGTCTTGACCTTATTGCCATTGATTTCGATGGCGTTCTTCAGGTTGATTTGTCCGTTCATGATAACGTTGCCTCCTTAAAGTTTCAGCCCCGGGAGATCCCCGGGGCTGTTTTTTGGTATTACAGCAGCTTGGTGATGCCGTCCATGTAGTCCTTGCCGTCGATGCGGAGCTTCTGGCTCAAGCGATCCACGAGCAGGTATTCGGTGCCGGCGCAATAGATCTGCAAACGGCTCACGCCATAGGTGAGCTCGTTCTCGGCAGCGCTGCCGATTTCCACGCCGATGCCGGGCAGAGCCTTCGGCATGCAGCGGACGAAGGCCTTGCAGCCTTCGACGGAGCTGGAGCCGTCAGACTTGACGACGTTCTGCACCCAGCGGAACTCGATGTTCTGCTTTTCCAGTCGGCTGAGCTTGCTCAGGCCGAGGTCGATGCCGATCTTAGTGATCGCCAGTTCCATGTCGTCGAGCAGTCCCACCAGCGGGACGCTCATGGTGCCCATCGCCTGCACGTCACCAGTCTGGAGTGCCACACTGGGAAGCGTGAAGCCGACGTCTTTCGCGACGAGCTTGCCGTCAGCGTACACAGTGTCCGCGACGATCGCGCCCTTAATATCCATCCATGCCATTAGCTCTCACCTCCAAAATAAGCTGCGAAGCCTTCGTCGGTGTAGGTCACGCGAGCGGTGCCACTCTTGAATGGAGCGGTCGGTGTCGCGTTGATGTTCCAGACGAAGTCGCCGTTCATGAGGTTGCCCTCGGGGTTTTCGCTCTCAACGAAGAGAACAGTCGGGGTGCCGAGCAGTGCGCCCATGCCGGCATAGCCGTCGAGGATCTCCTGCTCGCTGTTGATGATGGCGTCCTTCAGGTTGACGTCCATGGGCTCGTCGATCCTTGTGCCGTTGCGCAGCTGGAAGCCATTGGTGATGTGCATCAGCATGCGGATGTTCACGTCGAAGATCGCGCGGGCGTCCATGTCGCCGCCGTAGGCGAAGGCAGCAGTGTGAGGGCCCCAGAGCACCCACTGGCCGCCCCAGTAGACGGCGGTCGTGATGCCCTTCTCGTTCAGGCCGTTCGCAGTCTGCTGATCGTAGCCCATGTTGGGGCTGTCAGCTCCGAAGAACTGACCGGTCGCCATGATCTGCTTGTTGGAAGGACTCTCGAAGGGAACGCCGGCATGCTCGATGTCGACGCGCTGCATGGTGGCAGCTGTCACAGTGGAGAGGTGGAACTTGCGGCCGGATCCGTCAGTCACCATAGGCCAGCAGACCTTGGAGAACTCGGAGGTGTAGCCGTTGGCTTCCTTCCACGCGAGAGCCTTCGCGATAGTATCAACGCTTGCGCCGTCGTCAGTCAGAGGGATGTCTGCCACGACGAAGGCGTCCCAGTGGCCGTTGATCTTCTTCGCAGCGCTCACCATAGCGGTGTAAACTGCGGGGATCTGGCTCCAGCCGGGAGCTGCGATGACGTTGGCCACGACGTTCTCCTTCTGATAGAGCAGAGCGATCGAAGCGAGGCCGCTGTATGCGCCGGCAGCAGTTTTCTGGCCGACGATGTCAGCGGTTGCGATCTTGGTGGGGTCGACTTCCACGAAGGAGACAGTGATGTCGCCATTCAGGCGGTCGCTGTCGTTCAAGGAAGTGATGACCACCTTGCCGCTGTTGTAGTTGTAGCTCACCTCGAAGTCTACGCCCTCCACCTTGTCGGCGATGGCGATGGTGTCGAGGATGATCTTGGAGCTGGCGAACTCGCCACGGCCAGCAGAAAAAGCGACCGAGATGGTCGTCTCCTCAGCCTTGCGGTGAGTGTCAGGATCCAGCACGTTGATGATGTAGATGGGGCCGACGTTGCCGACAGTGTTGTCGAAGTGCTCAGCGAACGCCTCACACAGAGAGAAGCCATCCCAGTCGTCGGAGTAGCCGACTTTGGTCTGCGCGTCCACCATGTTGCTGATCTTGATCGGCGCGTTCACGAGCGCCGCGTCGGCGTAGCCTCTCACGAGGTTGATCGGCGCGGCTCCGACATACACAACGACAGTGTCGGTAGTGGCTGCGCTCTTGACCTTGCTGGCCGTGAGCTCGCCATAGGTGCCGTGTTTATATGCCATGATATTCACTCCTTATAGCAAATTTTTGTAGATGTTAGGCTCCCGATGGACTGCTCCACACTCAAGCGTGAAGTCGATCCAGAGGAACCAGTACGGGTAGTAGTCCCAGATGGCGCCCTCTTCAGTGAACGGGCCGAAGGTGATGCCGTCGCCTTCTTTTACGAGGCGAAGCCCTCCCACGTACTCGGTGCCCTCCAGCTCTTGCAGAGCCTTGTCTGCGAAGTTCCAGAGGTCGCGCCAGCCGTTCATGTTTCGGTCGTACTGGGCCAGAGTGTCCGGATCCGTTCGGCGCTGATAACTTTTGCCGCCGAGCGTGCCGGGCTGATCCACCGGTTCCACGAACTCAGAGCCGTGGCTTCCGGGGTTCCATGCCGCGAGACTGAAGCGCATCTTCAGGGTGCGCTTGCCGTCCGTGAGCACGTCCTTGCCTTCCTTCAGCTGAACGCAGAGAGAAGGGATCGGGGCGCGCACTTTGGGCGGCAGTCTGTCTTGCGCCGGAACGAACATAGGGAACGCCGTGGGCGTTGTCATGGTTCCGGGGAACTCGTTGTCGTTCAGGTCATCGTCGGGCAGCTTCAGGCTGAGCTTGTCGCAGATCGCCGTCTGGGCCCATTCCGTGACCTTGTCGATGATACTGGTTAAAGTCATGTCGCTCCCTCCTTAGACCGTGCGGTTCTGGCGTAGAGAGATCTGGGCGACGCCCTTGTTCTCACTCCAGTCGTCCACGAGATACTCCCGGCCGTCTACGTTGAGCAGAGAGCCGGGAGCTTTTCTCTTCGGTAGGTCGGCCACACGTGCGAAGATCAGCAGGTCAGACTCGGCGACGCCGAGGACTTGGCCCTGCTTCATCTTGACGAGCTGGTCGTTGTCGATCACGATGCTGATCGCTTTGCCTTCGACTCTGTGAGTCTCGGCGAAGTCGTCGAGCTGGAAGAAAACAAGATCAACGTCGGACGCGATCAAGTCCTTCAGACTGCCGGGCATTACTCAGGCATGGCAGCACCGACGTCAGGAGGAGTCTCGCCGTCGTCGATTTCCTCGGCGTCATCGTCGCCGATCTCGTCGTCAGCTTCGTCGCCTTCGGCCTTTGCTGCTTCGATCATTTCGATGACTGCCTTCTTGGATCTGGCCTTGTCAGCGTCTACGCCATACGCTTTGGCGATCTCCTTGAGCTCGTCGAGCTTCATGTCCTCGTTGTACTCGGGCATGCCGTCACCGGTGTCAGTGTTGCCGGCAGCAGGTACGTCGTCCACGTAAACGGCGACGCCCTTCTTGACCAGTCTGGCCTCCACTTCCTTGCCGAAGCTCTGGGGGCCGCTCTTCTCGTTGATGGGGATGACCTTGCGGCCGTCAAAATGGCCGTAGGTTCCCTTGATGATCTTTACCATGGTTCTGCTCCTTTCTGTTCCGGCTGCTCTTAGTCAGTGATGACGTCGGCAGCGATGAACGCGTTCTTGTGGTTAGGGATCAACAGAGGACGGCTGGAGATGGTCAAGCTGCGAGTGTTGCCCTCAGCGTTGGCGAGGTACTTAGGCACGCGCTTGCCTGCATAAGTGTGGAACTCGCCGTCAGCCTGCTCGACCTGAGTCACGGCGCCGTACAGAGTGCGGCCACACGCAGGAGCGGTCAGGATGCACTTGCCGGCGGGGATGTACTGCTTGTCGTTGCCGTCGTCGTCGGTGTAGGTTTCGTCGTAGGAGATGACGCTGATGATGCGGCCGCCGATGTTCAGCTTGGCCACAATAGCAGCACCAGCAGCCAGAGTCTCAGGCTCTACGCTGCCGATCTCATAGCGGCGGTTGTTGAGCAGTTCCTTGATCTGCTCGTTGTTGACAATAGCGTCAGCTACGTCAGGAGCACATACGAGCTCGGAAGCTCTCAGGCCCTTGGCGGTCAACATGCGGATCATCACGCCGAGGTCGGCGATGATATTCGCAGAAGGATCGCTCCACTTCTTTGCGGGAGTGAAGAACGCAGGGTTCTGCTCGCCGTCGTAGAAGCGGATCTCCATCTCGTCGTTCACGTCAGCGTCGTCAGCGATGTGCTTCATTACGCAGCCGTTGTTCAGCAGAGTCTCGGCAGCCATCAGCTCCTCGCGGCGAGTGATGAACTCGCCCAGCTCGTCGGCATCCTTCAGGATGAGGGTCTGCTGACGCTGTGCGGGAGTCAGTTTGGAGTAGAGAGCTTCGCCGAAGCCGC